GAAGTGAATGAAATAACCTTCACTACAAGATTCCCAAAACCGAAGTGGTACAATTCGAGTTCGAATTGTTGAAATATCGAGATTCTCGCAAAATCAAGATAAAATGCAGAAAAATGAGAACCTTCCAGTATTCGAAGCTGTAGCAGCCGATGCCGTATCATACGCTGATGCCGTCCTTGAAGAGCTGGACAAGAAAAAATAGAGCGGATCGGGATTGTATGATAAAATAATTTACTATATTTACTGCATGGAAATTATTTTATCGAAAATAGGGATGCTGCTCGAACGCCACTTTGGCGTATCGCTGGAGGAAATACAGGCACCCTGTCGGCGCCAAAGGGTTACGGATGCCCGAACGGTATTCATCCATATCATGTACTCCCACAAGCTCATGAACGGGGTGAAGCTGTCCAACTACCTGAACTGCACGAGCCGGAATTCATACTACCATATCCGCAAGTTTGAGGATATGAAGGAGATAAAGGCGTACAGCAAAATAATATCGAAGTTTGAACACGAGGCGAAATTGGAGATTGAATCATGGCGGGAATCTTATATGCCGAAATAGACCTGAAAAAGATACCTGTTGACGTGATAGAAGAGTTTGTCCGCAATAACGGAGAGTTGGGAGCCAAGGTTAAACTTTGCATCGCGCCGCTCAAAAAAATAGACAAATTCGGGCACACGCATACCGTATATCTTTACCAGCCCAAACCGGAAGTAGGGGAGCGAGGCAAACCTACCTTTATAGGAAATGGGAGAATACTGCGACCGTCGTACAGATGGCAGGATGATGCCAAGCAAAACCCCGAACCCGATAATGAACCATAAAGCCATGAAACACTTGGTGTATCTGCGTTCCGGCAAAGTGGCCGAGGTCGACGCCCTCCGTTTCCAGTGTGTTGACCATAAGAACCAAATATACAAATTTTACGACAAGGTGGATGAGTATGCGCTAAACGAACAGGTCGTTTTCATCGCAAACAATCCGGACGCCATAAAACCCATAATACACAAACAGAAAGATGAAAAATAAGACTTCTATTCTGAATGAGCTGTTGGCCACCCTCGAAGTAGCCTACTCGAACGCCAAAGGGCGTCATTGGATGGTATACGGCACGCCCTTCCGATCCCTGCACCTGCTGCTGGACGATACTGCGGCCACGCTCCGGAAAGGCGCCGACAAGATGGCCGAGACCATCCGCGTGCTGGATGGCATTCCGCTGCATACGATGACGCAGTTCGTGGATTCGTCTCAGATCGAGGAGGCGCTTACGATCCCCGATGCTCTGACCATCGCGCGCGAAATGCGGGACGACCTAAACGAAATCGTCGCAATGGTGCATGGAGGGGTTGATGCAAAAGTGTTCGACCCTACCACCGAGAACGACGTGCTGAATATCACGAGCGAGATTCGGCACTGGATTCTGTTTTTCGACGGAATCATATCCAACTGGACGCCCGCTATACCGAGAATACCTGAATTTTAACTTTATATAAAATGGACAACAAACTGAAAATCGGGTTGATAGCTGCTGCGGTAGCCGTGGTAGCCATCATTGTGTTCAACTTCCTGCCGGGCAGCATTCGAAGCGCCGGAACCATCGGATTCCTCGCGGGGGTAGTATCGGGATGGTTTTTACGCTCGTGGTACGGCACCATCGTCGACAAAGAGATCGACGCATAGGAGATGAACAGGCTAACGTCGGCCATCATCGGGGTAATCATAGCCATGATCGCACTTTATAGCCTGCGGTCATGGCTTTGTTCCACCCTATCGAAACCGGAGATCGAATGCCGCGTCGATACGGTGGTCATAAGGGAATACATAAGAGACACCGTATTTCAAACGGAAGTACACCAAATTTCGAAGATCGACACTGTATTAGTACATCTGCCCGGCGACACGGTTAAAGTGGCTGTAACGCTTCCTTTCGAGCTAAAGACATTCCAGACCGAAAATTATCGGGCCACGGTGTCCGGGTATAAGCCCATGCTCGAAAGTATAGACCTGTTCGTGCCAACCAAGATCATAACGCAGACCCATCACACCACGACGATCATGCCGCCTACATGGGAAGGGGGGATAGTAGTGGCCGCGCAGGTTGCCCCCGGATGGAACAATCAGTTTATGGGCGCGCGCGTGCGATACAACAAGGGGCGGTTCAGCATCGAGGGAACCGTAGGGTACAACCCCTTCGATGACGTCCCGTACGGAGAGGTGCGCGGAGGGTTTAATATTTGGAGGAAATGAAGCTGAGGGCGTCGAAAAAGCTGACAAAACCGAAGAACGAAAGATTCGAAGATCGGCCGAAGGTAACATGCAAGTCCTGCAAACACCTGTCGGCCGAAGAGAATATGCACCATATTTGCCCCAAGACGGGCATGGTGACGCATATAAACACCGAAAAGATTTGCATATACCATGAACAGCAAAGTGTCAATACAGGTCAAGCCGCTGACGGTAAATAGGGCATACAAAGGGCGCCGATTCAAAACCAGCGAGCACGATGCCTTCCGCGCAGAATGCCTCTTAAAACTCCCGGACATAGAATTGCCGTCTCCTCCGTTCGAGGTGTGGTATGAGTTCGGATTCTCCAACACTCAGTGCGACTACGACAACGCGGTAAAACCGTTCCAGGATGCGCTGCAAGAAAGGTATCAATTCAACGACAAATTAATCTACAAAGCGCATATACGCAAGTACATAGTACCCAAGGGATGTGAGTTTATATCATTCAATATCAAATCATTAGCAGACACAACATGGGAACAACAAAACGAGTAGTATTCTCCTCGTCGCTCTTGAAAGAGTGCAAGGACATGGTAGCTTCATCGGTCATCGACCTGCTCGAATCCATAGCCGAGAAGAGCGACAACCCGAAGGTGACCATCACCTCCACGTGGCGCAACCCTTATCGGCAGGCGATGGCCATGTACAACAACCTGGTCGCCGGAAAGCGCATCCGCTACCGGGAACCCGGCAGAAAGGTGACCGCACTGTTCGACGACTGCCAGGATCAGGGCATGGACAAAGAGGAGACCATCGACGAGATGTCCAAACTTATCAGTCGGCTTAGTGAAAAGGGCGAACGGGTGTCCAAGCACTGTGTGAGCGCTGAGGAGTATCGCAAGGTGAATGTGCTGGACGTGAGTATGACTATGGAGAAACCCGTGGAGTTCTTGGTCGCAGCACTCGACGAGCCGCGCGTCATCAAAGTGATTTCGCCCGTATCTATTCCCGGCAAAAACCCCAAGTTTTCGTATGACCTGAGTGAGCCTGCGTTCCACCTCGAAATAAAAGCATAGTCATGAACAGTGCGTGCGTACTCTTCTTTGTGACCGGGATTATTATGCTGGTGTTCGGGATCGCCGGGCGAGGAATAGACCCGCCAAACAAAAACAGGCGCCGATAGGGTGCCTGTTCTTTTATGCCTACTCAACGCTGCCCCCGGAGGAGCCTCCTGTGTTGAGTTTGGTGGTGTCGACGGCATGATCCGCGATCTTGGGCGTCGTGACACACAGATCTTGTAACTTTTCGGTGGCTACCGAACTCGGCGCGAGTTTGGCTTCTGTAACAGCCCCGTCGGCAATCTGCGTTCCGGTGATGGTCTTGTCCGCCAACTTCGACGCCACAATCGTCTTGCTCTGAATGATGTCGCCGGATACAGCGCCCAAGGCCAATTCTTTGCCGGTTATGGTTTTAGCTTTGATCTTAGCCGAAGTCACGGCATTGTCGGCCAGCTTGGCTGTGGTGATCGACCCGTCGGGAATTTCAGGAGACCCCCCCCGCCGGAATAGAGACCCGATCCGATGCCCGGGAAATCATCGCCAGTAGGGGATTCATACCCTTCGTTGAGAAATTTCAAAACGTCGGCGGGAGTGTAGGCCGACGGGTTGTCGGAGATGACTGTCTCGTTGATTTCGAAGTCGAGGTAGTCCGCAGTAAGCAGGACGTTGCCACCTTCCGGAAGCGCTGGCTCGATGATGATTCGGCGCCCCATGTCTACCCGCGGGTTGGCCGGGCGAGCAATAAAGGTCGCGGGCATTTGTACTCCGTTCACAAAAATGTAGGGGTAATCGAATTTGTGCCCCTCGATTGTAATCTTCATATCACATTTTTTTTATGTTTGACGTTATTACCCCCGTCGGCCGGAGCCTGCGGGGCGTTTTCAATATCAATACCTACTTCATCCTTCATCTTCTTTCCCACGTATTTTTGAAGGGATCGGAATACCGGAGCGTCGGATATTTCCATGGCATTCTCCAAATACGACCACATTTCGATGCCGCATACCATGCCCGTGAAGAGCTTGGCCAGGTGCAAGTTCATGAAGTCGATGATTTGAGTGTCTATAAGGTGGCACATGCCGATCCCAACGACAATGCACGTAAGTTTGATGACCGTTTTCCACGCCTTGTCGCTGGAGAAATACCAGTCCTTATGCTGCCGAGCCGCCCTCTTGCGCCCGGCCAGTATACCCATCACGAAGTCTATCATGACGAATATTAAGGCGCAGAGCACAAGCGGCGTCACGGGAGCGAACAACGACAGCAGGCTTCCCACCACAGCCATGATCCATTTCAATAAGGTGTCCATTATCCTATTTTCTTTGATAATTACCGTTGCCCGAAACCCAGTAAAATACGCGGCCGTCGTACACAAATATTTCGGCATACATACCTCTAACGGTGCTGGAAATGTTGATATTACCTACCACTACCCCGATGGTTGACAGTATTATATCCACGACAGCATTATCTGAAGAGGTGTGTTCTATGAATATTCGAACAGGTGTGCCGGGCAATTGTTGCACAGGCATGACGGCATTTACATGTGTGCTGCCAATGTTGCCGATTCTGATGATATTTAATTTGTGATTTGCCAGTATCGCATTGGGCATCACGGTAGTTGGCTCAAGGTAAATTACTCCCGGAGCGGCCATTTTATCCGCCGGAATAGTACCTTTTTCTATTTTTTTCCCGGATATGGCGTCATCTGCGATCTTGGAGCCCGTAACTGCTCCGTCCTTGATGATGGAAGTATTAACCGCAGCTACTTGTAGCTGGCGCGAGCCGACCGCTGCTGTCGCTATACAGGCTTCTTCAACCGACCCGGGAACCATTTTATAGGCCGCATTAATCGTGTAGTTTAATATTTCCTCGTTCGTGATCGTTTCAGCTGCGATCTTTGCTGATGTGACAGCGCTGTTTGCGAGCTTTGGCGTCGTCACTGCGCCATCGGCCAGCATAGCCGCTGTTACGGAACCGTCGGATAGCACGCCCACCTTCCATGCTGCGAGGTTGGCCGCCGTGGCCTGCCCTATGAGGGTGCCAATTCCCGATGCCGACGCATTGGCCGCAGCATTCACGACATAATCCTGATATGTGTATCGCGTCGTGCCATCTTCATACACGCGCTGTTCGTCCTGTATGGTGTTGGCATAAAGATACTGGCCTATTTTAGCGACATCGGCGGCCAGGTAGTAAGCCTGCCCTTGGTAGCAGATGATACCTTCGCCGATGTTCGTCCCGGTGTCGTTGTTCGCCGTGGCGAATCCTGCAACGATGGAAATGGGCGTTTGGGTGGAGCGGAGGAGCGAGTTGATGGCGCTCCAGAGGTTTTGCAAATCCTGCATCTGCACGGGGTTGCCAGTGCCCGATATGACGTTGATATTTTTTATTCCTGCCATGTTATTGAGTTTTTATAGTATACTTGATGTAAAAGGGAAATAGCGTGTTGACGTCTGCGATAAACTGGTTGTATGCTTCCGAGTTGTTGTACAGGGCAGCCGGGATCATAATGATGGGCTGCTCCGTGATGGTGCCTCCCTGTCCGAGGTACACCTTCGGGGTGGGAGTGCCGTACAGGTATACAGGAGGGGTTGGCGAATCATACCACATAGATCGCCATATGCTCGCGCCGCTCGGGGTGATGGATATTTGCCCCCACTCCCCGTACCAGTACCGCAATACGCCTTCGATCTGCCCGTATGTAGGTGTGCACGCCGCCATCATGTACCACTTGGAGCGCACCATGTAGTAGTTGTACAGATAGTCGTGCAACACCATGAGCAACGACAGGCAGTAGCGGTATATTATCGTTGTCCAAAACGGCTGCTTCGTGTAGCTGTGGTCGCGCCGCACCGAGTAATTCGGCCGGAGCAGCTGCAACACCAGCTTCGGGATGTCGATATATCGGAAACGCATCATATAGCTTCGAATATTGTAATGTTCTTGGTGAAATCGTACAGATTGGGGTCGAAGTTGAAATAACCCGGATTCAATACTATCTTGCCATCCTGCGGTGTTGTGATGCTGCCAACCTGCGAGACCTTGACCTCGGAGAAGTAGGCATCCTTGATGCCGTTCAACCCCGAGACGTAGCTTTCTATGTCGTTGATATACAGAACATTTGTCGTGCGTCGTTGCATCTGCAAGTCATGCAGCCCCGTGTTGATGCTGTTCTTGATGGTATCGAGGTTGTACGACTTGTCGAAGCGGACGTACAGCTTGTCGGCCGAAAGGACGGCCGGAGCATTGGATGCGGCCTGTATTTGCGCGCCGACGCCCCAAAAGTTGCGGTAGTAGGCGCTGAACGCATCGAGTTGATCCTGCGTGAGTGAGACCACGTTGTTGTTGGCATCGGCCGTCGCCACGTTGATGTAGTACAAACCCTCCTGATTAGACCCCATCGAAGCCTGCTTTATTATCTGCTTCGTGGCATCTATGGTCGCATAGCCCAGCTCTTGCGTCGCTTCGTTCACCACGACTACCTGATCGCCCTGCTGATAGGCGTATGCCTTCTCGACATACCATGCCTCACTCGTCACGCGCGCGATCTTCGCGGCCGCGGCTATCGTCTGTTCGCTGCGCAGGATTTCAAGCCGCACAATGTCAAGCACGGTGCCTACCACCTCCGCGATCTTGCGCAGGATGCCCGCGTTGCTGGTGTTAATGGCCGGGATCGTCCGTTGGATGTTATCCCATATGGTATTTATAAGTGACATATCGGTTATTGTTTAATTATTGAGGGGTAGTTGTAATAGTCGAGGTTTGTATTCGGCCACTCCGCGGGGGGATCCGACAGGGGCTCCAACACTCCGTTGACGGGCATCTGTTTGTGCGACGACCACCAATAGCCCGCCTTGGTGGGATCATCACTCCGAGGCTGCATGTTCTGCGGCAGATACTCCTGTGTGCAGGATGCCTTCATAGCCGCATCTACCACGAACGACGCGGGATCGCCTCCGTTCCACAGCATCAACGCCTGTGCTTCTGTCAGGTGTGTATTGAAGTTGCGGAAGTGGTAGATTTCGCCCTTCAACAAGATCGGATCATTTTGGCCGTATGTGCCAAGGTCGATGTATTTTTGTATCCTATTACGACCCAATTTGAACGTCCCCGAAATCTTGATCCCGTTTAAAAAGATGTAGCCTAAATTTTCCTGTAAAGCATAGCGGAGTACCACGTGATAAGTCGTGTTTGGCTCGCAGGGATATACCACTGAGAAATCGTTGGTTGAGAAATGCAATTCGCGGGCAATAATTGTGAGCCTTGGAAGTGCCATATTATCCGCCATGCTGAATGCGCACTGCTCATGATGGATGTCGTCTCCGGTTTTGAAGTAGCACTCCAGCGTCCCGTTGTCGATCGACTGTGTGGATATGCGCTGTCCCCTGAAGGCGCCATTGGCGGTATAGGCGCCCTTGAAGTCGTAAGTGGGTTTGTAGATCGGCTCGCGGCCTATCTTGGGATTATCATTGACCACCAGGTCATAACCCCCGGCAGACTTGCGAAGGAGCGGCGGAGTAGAGATGTCGGGCGGCATCTGCTTGGCGCTGTCGAGCCACATGGCGGGCTTCGAGATGTCCTCCTCAGAGGGTATGAGGTTCTGAGGTATGTACTCAGCTACACAGGACAGCTTCAAGGCCGGGGGCACAATATAGTCCTGCGGGCGCACTCCGTTTTGGAGTGCCGTCATTTCCTCCTCTGTGAGTGCGCGGTCGAACCAGCGGGCGCATATCACCTTCCCCATAAAATCAACCGCCGGACGATTATTAACACCATATCCACCAAGAAATAGATATGAAGAAACATAACTAACCCAATTTTTATTTTGGGAGTTTACCAGATTGTTGTTGACATATGCATAGACCTTGGCTCCGTTGCTAATGAATACGACGCTGTATAAATAGTCCCAAAAAACAGGATATGAATATACACCCGTCCGATTGTTGAATAACAGAAGAGAGATGGTGCCTTCTGAGGAGGATTTGATATCGATGCGAGGGAAATTCGATGCCCCCGACGTGTCAAGTATTGTCCGAGACGCAGATTCAGGGCTGGGGATGTATTTGTACTTGGGAAGCGTGCGGAATAAACACTGCACGGTATATGGGCTGTTGTAGAACGTGTCGCGCAAAAAGGTGCCGTTCCTCCTCATCATCGCCCCCATAGCCTCGGGCGCAAGCGCCGATATGAGGGCGCGTCCTCCTTCGGCCGTAGCTTTGAAGAGACGCGAGATTTCCGTCTCCACCTCTTCCTTCACGTCCATCGAGGAGTTGAAGGGAGGCCGCTGCAAGGTTTGGAGGTTGTATATGTCGATCCCCTCGACGTCGAGAATCTGATTTGTCCTCAGCGCCGGAGTGTAGGATTCCATAAAGTTCTTGGCGGGAGGCTCCTGGCGGTACTGCATGGCCTTCCAGTCCGCGGGCGGGATATTCGTGGGCGTGTTTTTCTCCAATATCGGGTCTATGCCCGCGAGAGAGCCGGACACGTTGAATGCCACGTCCTGGATGGTGTCTCCCTGTTTTACTGTGTACGTCTTTGCCATGTCTACTCCTTGTATCGTGCATGTATGTCCGCGGTCACAACTCCCGAGGCTGTCTCCTCAAAGATATTCACGCGGGCAATGAGGGCTCCGTCGTCGTATATTTGCTTTTCAGCCGTGGCCTCAACCTTACCCCACGCCCACTTGGGCAGCAGGGGGTAGAAGTCCTCGAATCCGACCCCGAACTGGGGCTTCGTAAGACTTGCCGCCGACTTGGAAAATATCAGCGTGGCGTTCTGCTGGCTGCACAAAGATACCAACTCGACGCCCCCGTTGGATATAACTATGTCGTTGACCTGAAAGTCGAATTTTGCGTCTGTCATTGCGTTATCTTGGTATTTTCGTAGTCTCCTTTATTGAACTGGGAGGGGGCGGTCATAGGGGTGGCCGGAGGCGACGCACCTTGGGCGCCGTGAGTATGCGCATTGAATACTGTGCACATATTCCCTACCTGCGTCACTAAATTGTTGAGCGCCGTGGTGACGCCATCTACCAGCACAAGCCCCCCGTTCTCCCCGCCATCCATTTCAATTTTATCGGCAGTGAAAGATATTTTATTTTTTTCAATCCGCCAAGAAGAGGTGCCGCGGATTATTTCCACGGCGTCCTTATCGAAAGAAATAGTGCTTTCTCCCTCCTCTTCGGTACCCGCGACGTTCGATGCGACCATCTTGTCGATCTTCGTGGCTTTTATGAGTACCGGAACCTCGGAGTAACCCTCTATGAACCCCAGCACCACAAGAGAATTCACGGAGGGTATAATATAGAGGCTGTTGCCCCCGTTTGGAAAAATGTTTAGACTTATGTCGCTGAATATCCTATCATTATCCACAACAGCCTCTAAGGTTTTGGCATCCTCGTCTATAGCCGACACGGTGGCTATGACGAGCGATACCCTCTTCCCGTCATTCATCTTTGTTCCGAATTCCGCTCCCAAACGGGCGCATTCGTCGTCGAAAGTGCCGGATGTTTTCATAATATAAACATTTCGTTGGTTACTGTCAGGGTTTGGATGAACCCGTCGGAAGTGTCGCAGCTCAAATTCCTGCCTATCACGTAGTAGTTTCCCGTAAGCTCCGGGAGCATGGTGTCCGTGTACTCCACAAAGTCGAACATATTAACCTGCGGATAGAGCACGGTTTTTATGGTTCCCTTGTTGCGCGTTCCCTTCAACCGGGCCATTATGTTCTTGGCCGTCTGTTCGGTCAGCGATACCGTATTGGCCGGGACAAAATATCGGTGTGCCTCGCCTTGGGAATCGCCGTATTCGTAGGTGTACTTTGTACCGTCGGCCATGAGGGCGTTTACCACCACTTTGTAGTTCTCGAACAGCCCGTCGGTAGGCACTATGTCGCGGCCGATGACATTGGTGTTCGTGGCCAGTGTCACCGTGCGCTTGAATTTGTCCCTCACGCCAATACCGAAATACACCTTCCCCTGGGTGTTCACAGTGCCGTACAGCGTAAACATATTCATGAGCTTCGACAGGGCCTCGAACGGCGATATGAGCTTGAAGGTCTGCAACGCGAACTCCACATCCGCACTATCCGATGAATCGAAAGACAGAGCCGGGAAGTCCGCCGGGTTGTCGAACCCCTGTGCCTTGCGGTAGTCCTCGAATGCCTTGTTCGAGATGGGGCATAGATAGTCCACCATGTCCTTTAGCTTCGTGCGCGACACCCAGTCCCGATTTATAGTACCGAACCGCAGGATGAAAGAGTAGTCCTCGCATACGATCTTCGACGGGAATCCCCCGATGACCTGCCGGATGAAGCCGCTGAAAATGCGCAGTCTCTCGAACTGCTGCCCCAACTGAGCATTGTTGTAGAACCAGCCGTCGATGTCTATGCGGGCTCCGGGCTTGATGTTTATGCCCTCCAAGGCCGCCCTTATGCGCTGTGCCGGAGGCAATCCCTGCCGGAACCCGATGGCATACACCGGGAGGGTCATGGTGCAGCTTCCCGAGAGGGAATCCCGCTCCTCGGTAATGTCTACTGAGGCGAATCGGCCGATGCTCTTCCCCTCGATAAACACCTCGTTTCCTACTCTGAACAAATTACCTTTCATCACCTACCGCCCCCCCCGCGGGATTGGTCGTATTTACCGTCTCCTGCGTAAATACGATGGCATTTTCATCCATGTTTATTTGGTGGAGCGTCATGCTGACGTCCACGATGGTAGACCCCGGATTGGGGGTATATTTGAACCTCTTCATGTACACCCACTCCAGTCCGAGGTCGTTGTTGAGGACTTTGTTCTCGATCTTGAAAACATCCTGCCCCTGCCACAAACTCCGAAGAGCCACGCCGAGGTCGGCGATAGCCATGGCCGCGGGATCGGTGTTGTCGAGCCCCTGGTCGGCATATGCCTCATAGGACAAGGCGTCGAGCATGGAAAGGTTCGAGGCCGAGGCGTCCGTGTCGACGCGAGACAAGTTGCGTTCAATGCGCAGACGCACCGTTACGACCATCGGTTTGTAGTTGAGAACCTGGAGGATTTCTGCCCCGTCGACGAGCTGGGAGGTAGAATCGTTCTTTTCCCCTTCCACTTCGTAGGTGAGGTTGATAGGGAGGAAATAATTCCCGCAGCGAAATACATATTCTCGCTGTATATCCTGGCGATCTACCGATTGTATGGCCGTTTTGTAGTCGCCGGACTGCTTTAGGGCGTCCGCCATCCCGGTATACTGAGGATCGGAGGTCTTGGCCTTGCCGCGGAACTGAACGATCTGACGCCAGAATCCTACCTCCGCCAGGGTTATTTTCAACCCCGCCTGATATGCTTTTTCTACGGCGCTTATGCCATCCGTCACGGCCTTGTACGCCGGGATTTGTCCCAAGGACGGGAGGTCGTTAGGAGTGTCGTTGGGGGTTGTGTTTGCGGTATATTGATCTTTAGCCATTGAGCGTGCGTGTTGAGTTGTTGAAGGCTATTTGCAGTCCTCGAATTGTCACCTCTTCGATCTGTTTGGATATGGTCTGCATGATGCTTTCCGGCGTGGCATTGGTGTTTATTTGGGTCGGCATCTGCACAATGGGTGCATTGAAGTTGATAATGAGCGACTTCGATCCCTTTGTCAAATCTTCTATCTTCTTGGTGTCCTTCCCGCTGGCGCCGCCGCCTTCGCCGTAAATCTTCGTCACCCGGTTGAAATTCTCGTTGATCTCCCGGTCGTTGAGCGCAGGATTGGTACGGAAGGTTACAGGTTGAATGGATAGTTCTCCTTTGGTTACAGTGGTAACGTCTCTCGAATTACCTGTTTTTAGGAAATTAAAGAGACTGAATCCATTGTTTACTTCGTACGGGGTGTAATTATACCTCAGCAATCCCGTAGCATACTGGGGCTGCCCGTTTTCGGCAGGAAGATGCCCCGGATATTCTTCCAGTCCTTCCCGCACCTTGGGCGTAAAGGTAGTGGTGAAGTTTTTAAGCAGGATGTCGCGCGCGTCTTTCAGATTCGCGGCGCGGTTCTCCTCGGTGCCTTCGTCCAAACCCCACGCCTTGCGGGCAGCCGGAGTAGAAAGGTATTCCTCGACATACCTCTTTCCCAGCTCCTCGGACAGATATGTCGCGGCTTTGCGTCTCTCCGTGTATTCCGACTGCTTGGCCGATTTCTCGTTCCTCAAGTCCATGCGGCTCTTGTCGCCCCAGCTCCACGGATTGAAGAGACCGATGAAGTCGGAGAAATTGAGAATCCAGCCCGACAGGGTGATAAGTGCGCTTACGACATCCTCGACGCCATCCACGAATTCATCGAAGATATGATCGAGCATATTGGGATCGAACGAGTTGTACCATACGTCCAGGCGCGCTGATATGCGGTCGAACATATTCTCTCCGGCCCGGCCGACGCTCTCCCATAGTTTGTCCATCCCCGCGAGGTTGATCCAAAAATTCTCCTTGGCGAGGGCGATCTGTCCGCGCGCCGCGGCGGCCGACGGGGGTTGGAGCTCCGTATCGAGCCTGTGCAGGGCGCGCAGCATGTTGGCGCGATCCTGGAGATAGTTGTAGGGGCTCGTCCCTGTCACGCCGCGCCTCTGCATGGCCTCGTTGGCGTATCTGTTGAGGATGGGGGCGGCGTGGATCAACTCTCGCACGTCTCGCATGTTGGGTTTTTCGGCAGCCAACAACTGCTGCATGTTCAGACCCACGATGTCATAGGGTCGGCCACCGATCTGGGCGACTTTACCCACCTGCCGCGCGATCTGCGTGGCTATGGCCGTGCCGATCTGAGTGCCTCCGATTTCGAAGCCCGACACGGTGTTTATCATGGAGAGCATGCCTGCGCGAGAATAGCCGTATTCGGCCGCCATGCGCGTGGCATCAGACAGCGCCGAGGTGTAGCCCGATCCCAACCCCCTGCGTGCCATATCCATCTGCATGCGGTTGGATATGGCGTCCGTCATGGACGAGCTGTTCAAGGTTTTGGACAGCACGGCATACAGCCCTCCGCCGATGAGCTTAGGAAGAGCGTACGCCGCGGCTACAGTACCGAGAACGCCCGCACCCATCAGGAGTGCGGGGTGGCTCTTTATCACTGCGGCGGCGGAATCGAACACCGCCCCGACCAAGTTCCCGGCGTTTCGCATCCACCCGCTCGGAGTGAAGGAATTGCGCACGAACTGTTCGCGGAAGCGCCGGATGGAACCGAACGCCCGGTTGGCATCGGACATGAAATCCTCGCGCGTATGTCGGTTGCCGAATCGGCGCGACACGTCATACATGGAGGACATGCGCTCGTGCCATCCGTGCCGCAGGTTCGGATAGTTGGCCACACCACCTCCGCCTCCGCCTCCGCCTCGGCCATTCCGGGACATGCGGTTGGTCTTGCGCTCCAGTTGGTCACTCAGTGCGTTGGCACGAGTAAGACGTTCGATGACGTCTCCCCCAAGGTTGAGGCGTATGGTGTATGTTGCCATTATTTTTTAGATTTAAAGGGCGCCATGTCTATGATGTCGACAAGGTGAAGCGCAAGTGTATATAACTTGTCTATATCATTGATGCTTAGCCTTTTCTCCATGTCAGAGTAAGGCTCATGGAAGTATCTGGAGACGACGGCCTTCTTGATAAGCAGAGGGTCGTCCTTCGCATACTCCTCTATTTTTTGCCGGACGGATTCTTCGGGAGCGCCTTCAAGAACTCCCAAGTCCCGAAAAAACGGCGGAAGTCCTCGCTGACAGGTTCCGACTGAAAGATTTCCACGCAGGCGAGAGCGTCGCCGAGCAAATCTTCGCGCACCTTGTCGTCGACGCAGCAGGCTTTGATGAAGTCCATGGCCAGGCCAATCACTCCCTTCTGCTCCGATTCCTCGCGCGACAGGATCGACATGGATAGCTTCGAGTGCTCGATGTTGCGGCGCTGTAAACGCCAAAAGGCGATATTTTGGTTCTTTTTCTCCTCCTCGATCATATGACCTTCTTTGTTGAAGGAGGGGACGAAATACGAGGCCGTGACGGTGTATTGGAGGTCAAGGCGCTCCGTTTCTTGTATTTGCGACATAATTTTTGGGTTTTAAAGACGGGCGGGTCTTGGGGTGCCCGCCCGTCCTGGTTTACACAATAGTTTGGATGGGTGCGACCGAGCGCTGTACGGCACGGGCACGGATGTTGATGGACGAAAGCGTCTCCGCGTCGTTTCGGTTAGTGTCCGAGCTCGACTGTTCGCACTTGCACCCTAACAGGGATTCCGAGACGGTCTTTGGCGTCGCGCTGTTGCGCAGCGACATGGTTTTCGTCAGCGTGAAGGGCGGCAGTTGGAGCATGGACGCATAGGGCGTCTGCCCGGCCGGAAGAGCGCCGTTGATCGCATCGAGGATGGTGTGCTGCTCCCCGGTCTGGTGCGACAGAGTGGCCGCATACTGAGCGTTGAGCTGCACCAGGTCGATAGGGTCTGTTTCCCCGATAGCGAATATGTCCTGCACTGTCTGCGAGTACTGCAAGTTGAGCGAGGTACCCGTGCCGATCTTGATTGCTGGAAGCCCCTCGAAAGTAAGGTAGATTTGGACGTCCTTCGAGGGCACTACATAAGGATTAGGCATGGCGTTTAGTTTAACGTAGTTACAAAGAAAGTTTCGATATATGCCTCGCGGAGCGGGATAAGGGGAAGTACCTCCACGGTAACCTGGATAGCCTTGGATATATTGTAGTTGCCGTCTTTGGCGGCGAAATCTACATTGATGGCCTGTGCTTCTCCGCGGTTGATACGGGGTGTCAGTTCTGTTTCGTCGAGCTGAGCCAGCGTTCCGGCCTTGAATCCCGCGTCGATCGCTCCGGTGGAGGCATCCGTCGGGATGTTCTCCTGGAGCAACTTGACAAAGAATCTCTCCACGCTGTCACACACGGCATTGCCCACGCGGACAAACGAAATTTCCGAAAGAGCCATCTCCGGATCGTTGCATGTGGCGCCGTCGTTGTAGTATACGCCTGCCAGTTGCGGACGCACGCGGGTGAAGAGGTATTGGTTCTTACCCAGGAGGTTGCACTTCGCAGGCACAAGCTTCGATACCGGAGTGTTGATAGCTTGCTGGTTGGCGCTGGCCGTGACATCCACAAAATAGTCGATGTCGCCTGCTGCCCCGGCAGTGGTCACGGCACCGGGAGACGTCGCCAGCGACAGGCTCGACAGCATTCCGAGAGTTCGGCCTACGGATGCCGACATGCCGGGCTTCGAAGTTGTAACCTGATAGGCCACACGGGGTGCCTTGAGCGTTGCGAGATTCTCCAGCTTACTCAGGTCGGTGGTGAGGATGGTCTTGCCTGTCGGAACGCAAACAACGCCGTCGAAGATGCCGACCATGCGGATCGACTGCTGGAACAGGTTGTTGAGTACGGTTTGCAGGTTGCCAATGAGGGTCTTGTGGGTAGCCGGGAGTTTCCCCTCGGTCGTCCCTGAGAAATCCTGGGACGTGGGAAGCGGCGATGCGAAGGATATCATGCGCGGACGCAGGTCGAAGTTCGACGCCGTGGTACCGCTGATGATGGATTCCAGCTTGGCCGAAATAAATGTCTTGTATTCGGCCTGAGCATACCCCACGACCCACACGCGAGAGCCGCTACCTGCCTTGGCGTAATACTCCTCCACCTGGAACAGGAGCATGGCTCCGGTTCCCGAGGTCACACCCATCGCCGTAAGGTCGGCAACGGAGGTAATGAGGTAGGCGGTATCGAGCGCGAAGTTCGCATCGGTTCCCGAGGAGGCCATTGCCGGGGCGACGATCATGCCAATACCATCGCTGGGCGTGGTGTTGCCCAGCCTGGTGTCGCCTAAAGTTGTATAAATATCTACTACTGCCATATTTGCGTAGGTTTTGTTATTTTGCGAGTTCTGCACCGACTGCGGCCTTCTGCTCGTCGGAAAGGGCGTTGTACGCCTCCAGGGTCTTGGAGTACCCGGCGCTGTGGTGCAGCTTCGGGTTCACGGTTGCCCGGATGGCATCCCGAACCTTGGCATACTCCACGCCTTCGATCAGCGCCTCTGTTGCGGCTTCCTCCTCCTGTTTCTCAGGAGTGGGGGTCTTGCCTTCGAGCAGGGCTTCTGCCTCGGCATCGGACATGACGGGCTTGTTGCGTTCCTTCTCGGCCTCTGCCAGGGAGTTCTTGGCTGCCTGACGGCGTGCCCGAAACTGGTTTTCGAGCATCTCCTCGAACTCCGCGGTGTCCTTGGGCGGATTGGATTTGTCGACGCGGGCATAGCGGAGCTCCTGGACGAGTTCTCCGTTCAGGTGTGCCAGCTTCTCGCGGGACTGGCAGCGTGTCTGCGCCTGCGATTCGTTGACGTAGATGTTGCCGTCCTCAGTGACGTACAGGGTGCCGTAGATTTGGAGCTGCTTTACGAGCTCGATGAAAAACTTGCGGGTGAATGTTGCGATCTGAATCATAATTTAAAGGGGGGGATTAAATTGTTGATATTGATTTTTTTTGGAATACCAGCCCGACATATTGTCGGGCTGGTTTTTTCTGTGTGTGTTGCGTTACGCTCAGGAGGCTGCCGTCGGGCGATACAGAACGATGCCTGCTGCGCTGCTTCGGAGAGTTCCGGCACCCGTCGAAATATCCATCGACACTTTCCAACCGTAGTTGTTCGGGTCGGACACCATATGGATGTTCGTGTTGCCGATTGCCACAACGACCTCCTCGGGGATAAATCCGAGGCCGATGTCGTAAACCGTTGCGGCCAGCACGGGCTTCACATGAGTGGTGTCGATAGCTCCGGTTGCGAAGGTGACGGGCTTGTCGAAATAAGTCTCCGCATCCACGACCGTCGAAGTTGCAGTGTTGTAGGCAGCGATGACCGAGCGAGCCATGACGTCGAATCCCGAGTAAGTGAAGCCTTCGGGACGGGCGTTCGACAACTGCTGCGTCAGAATGCTCTGAACCTTGTCGGTCTGCACCAGCGACGTGTAGTAGGGCTCTGCGAACACAGCCACACCGTTCCCTCGGCGGAAGTTGAGGTTGCGGGCGATGAAGCGACCCTGTGCGGCGAGCAGGTCATTGAGGGTCATGCCGAGCAGCTTGCCAGCGGCGGCCGAGTTGATCGGGAATCGATTTGACGAATCGAACTTTGCGCCGGACATTGTAAGGTGATTAGCTGCGGGAACTGCCTCGGCGATGGTCTGGAGCCAGTAGTTGTGGATGCACATGGACATTTTGGCCATGGCGTCCAACTGGCCCGTTGCGCGGTCGTTGTAGGCCAGGACGTCGGAGTTCGCGGGCTGCCATACAATAGGCTGCATGGAGAACACTTTGCGCTCCAACCCTCGCGGCAGGTCGTCGTAGAGGTAGTTGGGCGCATTCAGCGGCGCGCGATCTCCGAAGTAGATATCCGGATTGACGGCGCTCTCCACCCAGATGATGCCTTCCTTGTCGCGCACCGACAGGCGGCGTACACGGTCAGCCCACGTGTTGGGCGGGAAGAGCTGGCGAACGAACAGCGAGAGCCACGAAATCTTTGCCAGGTCGGCATTCTGCACGAACTTACCCGACTTTTCGCCCGAGGCGAGACCCTGGATCGTATCGACGACACTCTCACGGCGTCCGTCGTTGACCTGGAAGGTCATGTTCTGCACGGTGGCCATGAAATAGGGGTCGCAGAGCATAGATGCGGACAACTCCTGAATTGATTCTCGAACGTCGGCGTCCTGTGCGGCCGACAAGCTCACCTCGGCAACGCCGTCGGCAGTGCCCGAGGAGGCGGACAGACCCATGATTGCCTGAATCTTCGGCATATTTTCAGGGTCGTCGATGTACTTGAAAAAGGGTTTTACCATTGTCTTGGTTTTTGTGATTGTTTTGTCGTTGAATACTCGCGCATCCTCCGCAGCGGAGAGCGCCGTGGGTTTGGCTGCCTCGGCTTTGGTTTCCTTGGCGTCGTCTGTGGTTGCGTCTGTGGTTGCAGCAAGGGCCTCGGTGGCGGGCTCTGCGGCCAGGGCGCTCGCCCTCTCTTCGCGGGCCTCTCGGCGGTCTTTGTCGGCCTCCTTCTCGTCCTTTCCGGCCATCTTGTCGTCGCGCTCGGCGTCCTTTTCGCGCCGTTTTGCTTCGGCATCATCGCCCTTTTCGCGTTCATAGCGCGCAGCACGGCGATCCTCGCGGGCATCACGCTGATCCTGCCCGGCATCCGCGTCGTCCTGGTTGGCGTCGCGGTCTATTTCATCCGCGCGGCGAAGCCTCTTTCGAGGTGCCAGTCCGATAAGTTCCAGGAATTTAGACATGGCGCTCAGCGACACGCGGTCGTCGAAAGCCTGCTCCGTCCCGGTTTCGGGGACTTTTTTCTCTTCCTCGTTTTTCATCTTGTTCTCAAATTGGTTTATGATGTCTGTTTGGTATGCCGACAGGCTCTCGATCTGTTCGATCTCTATGCTGTCCGGCACGAATGATACTGCCGACAACCCAACGTTATCCTCTCCCCGTATCGCCACTGCATCGGGATTGGACGGTATGTTGACAAGGGAAATCTCCCACACCTCGAAAAATGTAGTGTATTTCCTGCCATTGCGCTCGACGATCCGCGCCCTACCGAATATAGACACTCCGTTGAGTATTCCGGCTTCGTAATCTCTTTTTGCGGCCTGTGCGAGTTCGGAGGAGCCAAACACCAGCTTTCCGATCCACCTGCCTTTTTCCAAATGAATATCTTCGACGCGCCCGATGGGCTGGCCGAAATGTTCTCCCGTATCTTTGTTGCGCAGCAGGATAGGGTTTTTGAGGTACCTGCTCCAGTCGATAGTGGAGTTGAGCACCACGAAACCCTTGCTGTTGAGCGCCTCGTTCGAGAGTATTTGATATGTCGCTTTTGTCATGTCCGGTTTATGAATTAGTGTTTCTGACGGTATCGCACAGGCACTTCATCTCTATCGCATCACACAGGAACGAATCCTGTTCACAGGTGCTGTTGTCGATGAAGTTGGCCACGTATATGAGCCGCGTGTTATGCACGGGGAGCTCTGCCATCTCGCGCTTCATAGCCAGCGTTTGATAGGTCTCGGTTTCCTTGTAAAGGAGCGTAAAGCCGTATTTCTGCCTCAGCTCGGTAAAAAAGTCCAGCGGCACCCATTCGCCCGCAGAATTCTTTATCACCCCCCGCGAACACGCGGCCATATAGAGCATGACCTTGTATGCCAGGTTCATCTGATCGTACTGGTGGTCGTCGTCCGGCGACGCGGCTTGGTTTTCGAACGGAGTTATCACCGACAACTGCACGATGTACTGGTTGTAGATCATGCCTCCGATGAACTCCCCGGTGTCACGCTCGGTTCCCTTCACGCTTACGGCTATGGCCGGGAGATCGGTGTTCACCGTCCCCTCTCCGTTGTCGTTTGCGAGAACTATACTGACATTATTTTCGTCCACGAGCTCCGAAGCCCGCAGTGCCGTAACTATTGCCTTGCAAATTTCACCGATCATAATTTCAGTATAGGACGTTACGAATGTAGTGCAAAGGAAAATATTTCGCAAATAAAATTTTTTCTACACCAGTTTTGCGATCTCTCGGGAGTATAGCCGGAGCGTATTGAGCTCGGTTCTTTGGCCAACGCCCATAAAAGGTCGGGCGACGGGATTGGTTCCGAGCCGCACGGGCGTCGAGGACGAGGGTCGCGTGCGGAAAGAGTTGCCTCCGGTGCGGGTGCCTTTCCCCGTGTTTTGAAGTTCCGCATAGGGCGCCGCGGCGCGCAGCCCGGCAAAACCTCTCCCATAGAAGGGTGTGATGCTCCGGGCGAGACGGCCTCTGTGGCGCAGCTTCGGATAGCGGAGGTATGATTCGAGGTTTTCGAATCTCTTTGATTTCAGATTCTTTCCCCATCTGTCCGCCCATTTCCGGGGCGTGCCGTCGTTGCCATACTCCTCGCGCTCGAAGTTGAGGCGCGTTTCCCCGGCCATGCTTTCGGCCACCTTGGCCGGAATTTGGGTTTTGATGTTGTAGATGGCGGCACTAATCTTTCTCCTCAGGTCTGCTATCGTCTCCATTGTCGTTTGTTTTCTTGGAGGGCGTGAGTGCCGACTTTATTTTCGCCATAATGGATTTGGCCTGCAATTTAACCTCCGTCCAGTTGTTGTTGCGCACGGACGTATTTATGTCGGAGGGCTCCATGCCTACCTTACGCATGACCTCAGGGCTGTATGCCATGCCCTGCGAAGCCAGCACGCGGCCTATGCGCTCGAACTTATCCACGCTGATGGTGGTATCGGGCACCTCCATGAGCTTTACGCCCGACATATCTATGCCGAGCAGGCGGCCGATCTTCTGGATGGCACCTTCGTAGTTGAAAAAGTTCGCAAAGTCGCGCTTGTCGGCGTTGCACAGTGCCTCGTAGAGGGACATATGTATCTGCGCGAGCTGCTCGGAGTTGGTGTTTTTCTCCGTGGCACCGAGCAGAGTACCTCCCGTCACCTCCTGCATGATCTCCGCGCGGTAGCTGTCTATGTACTCCTTGAACACGCGGAAGGCATCGGGGTACATTTGGGTTTGGAGGGGCTTGACCTCCACCTGGTAGACGTTCTCCTTGTTGTCGAGGTTCTGCTTGAAGGGAAGCACGGGGGTGTCGAGCGGGTCGAGGTTGTTGGCGATATTCTCGGCCAGCGCTTGTGCCTGCGCGTTCCCGTCGATGAAGCCCACGGTGGTGCGGGGATATGAGTATGTAGCGCTCGTCACCGACCAGTTGTTGTATGCCTCCACAATGCCGATCATAGCGCGGGAAATCTGCTGCATCATTCCCATCTTGAAGTCCTGGTCGGTGTCGGGCTGCATGTAGAACATATTGTCGTAATCGTCGACGTTGGCCACGGATTCTATGGCGTAGGTCTGCGACCGGATCGCCCTGTTCACCATGTCTATGTTTCGCAGCGGGTAGCTGGTGATGGTGTCTTTCTCGACGTCGATGCCGACAATACGCACGCCGTAGAATTTCGAGAGCACGAATTCGCGCTTCATCTTATTGAACCACCGGGTGCGGGTTATCATCTCTGTGAGGTTCTCGTCGATCTCGCCGTCGCGGTAGAACGCGAACACGGCATTCTCGATGGGGTTCAGGCGCTTGTTCATCTGGCTCACCAGGAACGGCGATGACTGAATGCACCACGAATACAGGGTGTCCACCATCGTAAGGTCGGAGTAGTTCACCGCGTTGTCGATGGCATTTCGCCACCAGCTCGGAGTGAACTCGACGAAGTACTGGTTGGGAATGTACCTCGACTTTACATTCGGCGCCCCAATAGGGCGGAAGGGGTTGTAAGGCTGTTGCCTCGGGGTATGAAATTGTGCCATTTATCCGCGCATTTTGTTTTTCGATCCGTTTACTACCGTACCCCACGCATTCGGGGTCTCCTTTATCGGGGCATCATGCAGCGTCGTAGCCCCGTTTTTCATCTCCGTGACCTTCTTTACGACCATCTCGTAGTTGTCGCGCAGGGTCTCGGAGTGCCGTGCCGAGGGGCTCGTGATATTGTAGGCCGTCAGGACGGTCAATATCCACCGCATGATCTTTGCCGTGCCGTCGTTGGTGTCTCCGGCCAGTATCGAGGCTATGTCGTACAGCTCCCCGATCTGACTGTACACGTACCCCAGAGCGCTGTTGTAGGAAATCTCCACACAGTCGGGGTACATTTTCTTAAACTGATCGAGCTGCTGGGGCGAAATCCACTGATATAGCTCCTCCTCGGGGAAGTACATTTTACCGGGTTCCGCGGCCACGATAACCTGCTCCATGTATTCTATGAGTGAGGCGTACTCTGCGGCCGACTGGAGGGATTCAGCCTCCGAAATACATATCACCGGAGTATTGGAATACGACCTTACTGCTCCGGTTTTGGGGTCTGTGAAGGTCTTTTTAGCTGTCGTCATGCTGTTGGCCACAAAATCTCCTTGGAGACCGAAATAGTGGATGTATAAGTTTTTATCCTCAACGAAGGGTAATTTATACACATCTCGTTCTATGGATAAATGGAACGGCGATCCGGGATGCAGTCCGGAAAGAAGAATAGGAATTTGCAATTGAGGCAGCACATCTCCGGTCATCTTGTAAGCTAACCCTGAGTAACACTCGATCCATGCCTCATTAGACGAACGGCGATAATTTACTTTAAACGGCAGGGGGGTGTCGCCTTTTACAGACACGGAGAGCGTAAAAAGCAGAGACATTGTTTCCGAGCAACTAAGGCCAATGATAATAAAAAGCCCCATTTTCGAATTTATCATATACTTGCCGGGAGTAGAAGGATATTTTTCCACGTCGAATAACAACGTCGTACCGGAGAAATTATTATAACGGAGCGACGGGACGTCCTTGGGCCCCGTAAAGTAGGGCTCAAATTGTTTAAAAGACACCACGTCGGGGAAATCGTCCGGGATGTTTTCTGAATATAATAATTCGGCGAATTGATCGTCGAAACGAGTTTGAACTGAGGTGTTGGTGCTTAGAAACTCCCATCCCATATTTTTCAGCTCCTCGATGGTATAAATTTTCACATTCTCGGTCATGATATGAAACGTTTTGGTTTTTTTACTATGATGCCGGAGCTTTTGTACGCGGAGCCCACGGTTCCGCCCGCGCGGTTCATGAGCGATACGCCCTTGGCCGCCGCATCGGGTATGTCGTCCTTGCGGTTGGGATCGACTTTGCGCGAAAAGAACAGGAACTGATTCACGGCTTCCTCGCCGCGGTTGGTATCTTTGAGCTTGGCGTTGAATACGAACCTGTCGGACGTGAAGAGGGGATCGAGGATGGATTCGATGACCGTAAACTTGTCGCCCATGTTCCGGGTGTCCCATTCCAGGGGGCATATCCACCCCGTGTCCGCCTGGAACTGGTCGAATGTGGTCTTGAAGTCCAAGGGGATCTGCTTCTTTTCCATCACGATGCGCGTTATGAGGCGATTGGGGCTTTCGAGGTACAACTGACGAATATTTTTCATCATCTCCAGGGAGGTGCCCTGCACGGCCAGCACGTCGATGAGCCATATTCGGCCGCGGGCTTTGCCCATGAGCAGCGACGCCTTGAAGTCGCTCTTGCGGCTGTCCTTGGCCGACGGGTCGGTGTAGATAATGAGGTCTATCCACTCCTCGGGCGTCGGGAAGCGCAGATCGGGGTTCACGTCGCTCCAGCATATTTTTTTGAAAATCTCCCCTTCGCTCTCGTCGAAGTAGTCGCCCTCCAGGAAGCGCTTGCGCATGAGCGTGGACATGGCCTCCAGGGTCTCGCGGTAGTCGTCGGCGACATTCTCCATGTTGTCGTTGAGTGAGAACTTCACGACCAGGAACTTCGACGTCTGCTCCGGGGGGATTGCCAGTCCCTCGCGGGTCTCGTGCTTGAAAAACCTGACGTATGTCCATCCGGTTTTTCGCGTGGGGTTGAGGGCGAACAGAAGCTTGTTGCGCACAGGTAGTTTTTGTGCCAGTCGTGAGCGGAGGGTGTCTACCGCCCTCTCCTCGACCTCCGACACCTCGTCGATGAAGATGTGGCCCCATTCCGACGACAGAATCTTATCGAACTGACTCTCGTCGTTGGCCGACCCGCGTATGGAGCCGAATTTTATGTAGGCGCCGTTGTAGAACATGAGGTAGTTGTCCTTGCCGTTATACTTTGCGAACGGTGTCCCGTCCTTCATGGTTATATCCTGCCACTTGGCGTAACCGTTGTGCTTGGCTATCGCGTTGAGCACCGCGGGGAGGGTCTGCTGGAGCATTCCGGTTTGAAGCGACGTGAAGAGGTTGCGGAGCACGAGGCAGTTGGCTTTGTGCGCCACGCACTGCACGATGAGCCAGTACAGAATGACGAAAGTCTTTCCCGAGCGCGAGGCGCCGTAAAAGAGCACTTCCTTCCACTGGCCGTCGTTGAGGCGGTTCCACATGATCCTCTGCTTGCGCGTGAGGTGTATGTTCATGTCGAGGCATCCGTCCTTTCTACTCTTGGTTATCATCATCTTCGTCGAGGTGCATGCGTATGTCGATTTCCGATATGCGGTTTTCGTCTACGTCCGATCCGGAGGATTCCAGTACGGACATGGTGGCCTTTATGAGGTTCATGGACTTGGTTAGGCCGTCGATCTTCGACTTGGCGATCTCGATCTTCGCCTTCGATGCGGAGGTGCCAATGATGTATATCTGCTCGCGCATTATGTCGTAGACGCCCATCATTTTCAGTTGCTTCTCCACCTGCTCCGATATAGGCCACTCCCACTCCGCGGGCGTCGCATCAGGCATCTGCGGCACTGCTGTCGCGGTCTTTAAAAAGTCTATTGCGGATTTCCTGTCGTCCATGGAGCTCGGTTTTTACGCCCAAATATAAGAATTTACCACGAAGGGCGTGAATTATGGAAAAAATTAATAAAAAAACCTCCGCCCCTGGAGCGGGAACGGAGGAAAAAATAAGCCAGAAAGTGAGGTGTTTATTTACATTCAGGAATGCCACAGAAGCATTCCGGGAACAAATATAGGGAATTAGTTTTTCAATTCCAATCGGGTGCGCATATTTTTTTCCTTGCGCATAGATTCGAGCTTCACGGCGGCCGATTTGGAGGGGCGCCGATAGGGCTTGAAGCGCCGGATCATGTCGATGCCGTTCTCGGAGAACAGCTCGGAGGCCACGTAGATGATCGTTCCGTAGCGCAGTCTGGATTTGAGTTTCCGGTCGGCCTCGCGCCGCAGGGCGCGGTATTCTTCCTGCGTCATGCCTTCCGGCCGAGAAGTTATGACGGTTTCGGATCCCGTAGCCACGGAATAGGTTCTACTTTTCATCTTCGGCGGGGGTTTCGGTTTCTTTCGTTCGAATCTCGTCCAGGAACCCGAGCGGCAGGGGGATGTTCATGTCGTCGGGGACGTTGAGGATCATGCGATACTGCGCCATAGACACGAAGCGGCAGCAGTTGTCGTAACTCATGCCGTCGGAAGACAGCCACATGCCGTCCGTGTATTTCGTGAATACGGCGATGACGGCCTCGGCGTGCGAGGAGTTCCAGAATATCGCGAACTTGTTTTCGACGGGGACGAGCGAGGAATCGTCGTTTTTGAACCACTCCAGGAACTCGTCGAAGGAGTAGGTGAGGCCGTAGGAGCAGAGGCGGATGGCACCGAGGTCGATGTCGTGCGCCTTCATGAATCCCGAAATGTGCGCGGCCGTAGATCGGTCGATCCCGTGCGTCTCCAAATAACTCTTTATTTCGGCTACTGTTTTGGTACAAACGAGCTTATTCCCGTTAGTTTTTTTGAGTTTTTTAAATAATCGCATATTTAATTTTGTTTAAAAGTGAATTTGTAGTGATGTGTGTTCGTTATTTCCCCACGGCAGCATTTGCCGATGGCTGTCTGATAGAGGCCTGTTTGTCTTGCTGCCTCTGATTGGCTTCTGTAAATCGCAATAATATTTCCATCCATATCAGATTGAATAACGGGGGTTTCTGCGTATTTTTGGGCTCGTTTGCTTCTTGTTTCTAACATGCGGCGAGTTCTTGAGCCGTAGTTGGTGTTATATGATGCTGTGCACCATTCGAGATTATCAGCCCTGTTGTCAGTCTTGATTTCATTCTTGTGATTCACATACATGCCGCATTGGAATCCGGGAACAAACAGTAGAGCCACAAGTCTGTGCACGAAAAATTTTCTGTATTTCCCGTATATGAATAACGAAACTCGTTTGTAACCGTCTTTCGAGAGAAATGATTTTATAATCAATCCGCGTTTATTCTTGACACGTCCTAAGTCGGACACAGAATATCCACATGAAATTACTGACCAATGCTCTGACATGCCTTGTTTTTGTTGAAGATATCGTACCTTTTTTTCAGGTCGTAATAGTAATGCCGTACCGTGTATACGGCAACATTGAATGTTTCGGCCGCCGCCGCGAACGCCTCCTGCCGCGGCCCCGAATGCGTCCTGCACCAGTTGTCTACGTAGCAGCATATCACGGCACACTGCGCCGCCGTCTCGTTCAGAAGCCCCGAATCCAGCATGAGCTTCACCCCGTTGTCGTATTTTTCGCCGAAATTCGCCGTCACGTAGACGCGAAGATAATATCCGAATATCCCGGTCATAACCTCAGAATTTAAGCTCCTGATCCGTAAAGGGTCTGTTTTCCCTCGGCTTAACCCACCCGCGAACCGTATCTATCGCGTCGACCACCTCTTTGCTGTCCTCGGCCGACATGATGGCATGAGCCTCTTCAACCCCGCCCTTCGACTTCTCCTCGAACCGGAAAGTAGCCCCCTCGATGGTGATTGATTTATTTACACCCATAATCAAGTTGTTTAAGATCGTTGTACAAACATAGTAATAATATCTTTACCATCCAAATCCCAGCCCCCCTGAATAACCGAAAACCCCCACAAAACATACCCCCGAAAATCCAAAGACCCGTACCCCATCCATCCCAACGCGGGAATATCTCGAGTGTTAGAAAGGCTCCAGACCCCGGGCGGCTGTTGACCAAAGACCCGCACCCCTTCCCGGTGGCTGTCTCCTTCCTTCGCTCGCTCCACGTTGTTCCGCTCGCTCAGGCTGCACGCCTTCCCCCTTCGCCCGGCCTCCACTTCCCGCCCCGTCCCCTCGCTTCCCCCTTCGCTCCCACCTTCGGGCTGGCAATCCCCCGGCCACCTCCTGCTCCCGCGTCCGTCCTCGCTCCCTCGCCCAGCTCCTCTTTCCTCTCCTGTCGGCTCCCCCTCCCCACCCGGCCAAACAGGCCAAAACTATCCTCTTTCACCACACACTCAAAACACCCCCAAAATACCCCTCCCTGCGACTATACACGTTCTTAATATATATGAATGATAAGAAGTAATATATAAGGGGGTGGTACTCATAGCAACCACCCGATTTTTTGTGAATGTAATCGGAACCCGTTGTGTGTGCGAGTGCGTGTGCGTGCGTGATCGTTTGGTGGGGGTGAATCGGGTTGCGGAGGTCTCAGGCTGGCAGGCTTTCGGATGGTAAAAACTTATTGTGTGTTTGTTTTGCATAAGAACAAACGATGAAGAAAGTTTGTGAAATGCTTGCGTGGTATAAAATCTTATACTATCTTTGTAATAGAGAAAGGGAGGATCAGGTATCACACCCTTCGAAGTTAATGAAACAAACATTTAAAGCCATGAAAAAGAGTCAAACGAACAACTCCACCAACTGGAAGAACGAAGTAAATGAAATCCGGGCACGTCTGGAAGCCGTTAAAACGCGGTCGTGTTGGGATCGAGGCGTGAAAGGTTTTGCGCTGGATCTGCTGGAAAGTTACGAAAACATTTGCGAGTATTGCGAGCATGACGGCCAGCCAATTCCGGAACTCAATGAAGAAACATTATTAAACGGTGCGGCCGACTGGAGAGCCTATTGTTATGGCGGAGGCGCGCTGATCTACAACACGGATATAGCTAAGGCCCTTTGCACACCGTCAATGCTCAAGAAAAAAGACGGCGGGCGCCTCGATCCGAATGCGGGCGAGATTTGGATGGATGTGCAGGTACGCGCATATTATCAGGCATTCCGTTTGTTGAAGTCTTGTGTTAAATCCACTTGCACACAAGTTGGTACATGTAGATAAGTTCTCTTGCGAGGAATAAGCCACAAAACAACACTTTGCCCCTATTCGTTCCGCGTTGCGGAGGCGTACCGGGCGGCTGGGATAGGGGCACGAAACCACAAAAACCACAGAAAAATGAAAAGAGTGACATTGGTAGCAGTGAATGACGGGAAGACATTCCCGAATGTATCGTGCGCGTTGATCTATTTGCAAGCGCAAATAGAAGCGTCGATAAAAGGCATTTGCCGGAAACTGTCCCGGATGGATGATCCGGGAGCGATTTCGGAGTATCTCCGCCAGAATAAGAAAATCCTTGCGTCCATGCTTGAGATAGAATCGGAGATAGACGAAGGATTGGCGTTAATGTCAGAAACCAAATAGCCCTATGAAAGAGACAAATACAATGATTAAGGCCGCGGTGCTGGTGGTACTCACGGCTTTGTGTTGCTGGATCCTGTTCCGAAGCACGCTGCGGGTAGAATCGGTACACAGGACGGAGAGCGGGTACCTCGTCGAAGTTTCAGCACTCGGCGGGATGGAAATACACGAATGCAGTTTATAAACACAAAAAAACCAGAAGCTATGACACACGTTAATTTCACTACCTCGGGCGTTGCCCTTACCGACCCCAAGTAGCCCGCATCAGGGAAGAGATCGAGAATACCCGGTTCCGTTCCGCTTGGGACAATGGTGTAAAACTGTATGCGCTGGACATCCTCGGCGACTACTCCAAAATGCTGGATTACGCGAAGGAAACAGGGGGTTATACGCCGCGATTTATCGAAACTACTTTGCTGCTGGGTGCTGAGAACTGGATGGCATACAGCGAGGGAGGTTGCTCGCTCGTGTGCAGCGCGGACATAGCCAAACGCTTGTGTAGTCCCTCGGAGATGAAGCGTAAAACGAGCCGAACGGGAATGATTATGCCGCCGACCCGGATCGAAACATGGATTCAGGTACAAGGGCGGGCACTAAATCAGGCATGGCGACTGCTTCGGGGTGCGGCGCTGACAGTATACAAGGCATAAGCCCACGAATGACAGCGGACATAACAATTATATCAAATTAAAAATCAATTAATTATGAAAACAATGAACGAACTGGCAGAAAGGGCGTACGCCTTTACCCAGGAGATGCCCCAGGACACGATAAGCGCGATACATATTTTCCGCGAGACGCAGGAGATCGGGGCGTACGTGAAGCATAGCTACGAGGCCTTGAGGGCTATCGAAGAGATCGCAGTACGCCGATGCCTCGGCGTAAGTACGGCCCTCAGGGAAGGCGTGATAACCATCCAAATACAGGAACAGGATTTGCGGATATGGATAAAAATCGAGTAAGGCAGCTACTCGCCCTATGGGCGGTAGTGCTGGCAGGAATGGCCGCCTTTGCGGCGGTAGTCCTCCTGCACCTTCAGAACAACGCATTTTAACACACAGTATACGCCATGAAAAACAACATCGAAAACGGGATTTATATTCCCGACGACACACGCAGGCTTTTCACCCCGACAATAGTTTACACTAAAAACCTAATAATATGGCAACGCTTTACAAAGAAGGAGTAGAGGGTAAATACAAATGGCTGACCCCTAAACAAGCCAAAAAAATACGGCATTCCGCCGGAATACAAATTGATGGAGGAAACCGTATTGTCACACCTTGCAAAGATATTGCAAAAAACAGGAGCCAAGCCGTCGGTCGTGTATTCGCTTTTCACGGATGAAACAGGATGCAAAAGGATTATATGTTTATATACCCAACCGCCGGGGACAACGATAAAATTTCGTTACACAAACCCCTGCGACCTTTCCCCGGATTTAGTTTGATGCCATACGAAGAGAGGGAAAAGATTATGCCGCAGCCTATCACAAAGGATTCAAGCCCCGAAGATTTGGAGCGGTGGAGGGAATACAACCGCATCGAAGAGAGACGGCACGACGCCGAATTTGTCGAATATTTAAAAACCAAAAAACAATGAAATGGGTCGAAGCGGCCAAAGAAGGCCAGGATTATGTACTGAGCGCCGAACTGAAAGAAAAGCGCGACACTATCGAAGCGGAAGCAGCGGAGGTGCTGAAGAAATCGGGCGCCACGCCGTGCACACTCTACGGGATCGCCGACGGATCACCCGTCGTCTCGTCGGTAGAAATAGGGATCAAGGACGGGGAGGACTATATGTTGTTATATCCATGCGCGAGATGGTGGAAGGTAGCGGAATTCAAACTACTGAAGATGCTGCCCGTGCATCCCGAATGCAATGGCTATTCGGACGTCTGCAACGATGAACCCGCATGTATTACCAAGGATTCCACGGCGGAGGACGTGGAAGCCTGGCGGGCGTTCAACCAAAGACGCGCCGAAAGATATGAGCAGGCGCGGCAATTGGCGATAGCCAATTATAGGGTATACAACGAAGCGATGGCCCAAGTGTGCCCCGGGTTTAAGGGATCGGGGCCGGGTTACACGCAGACTTCATCGGTAATTCGTTCCGGCATACATTTCACGGCTCGATATTATAAGCATGAAGGGACTACCTTCTGCATGGAGTTGAAGCACGGGACAAAGGCCACCCCGGACGGGTTCAAACTGATTTCCGCAAACTACTACGGCAAGGAGGGGCACGAACGCCTAAGAAAGGATATTGACTTCCTCGACGAGATCGACGCGGCGATAGAGGAGGGGGATATGTCGCAAGCGCATCAACTGGTAGGCGACTGGAGGAAGGAACTGGACGACTACCTCGCGTTAAACGAAAAAGAATGCGGTACTCATGATGACGGAGCGGGAGACGAAGCAGCAGTTGCAAAAACGAAGGAATGACGAGTTTGTACAAATACTCAGACGGTATGCCGATCAACACGACAGCGTAATATGCTGGCGAAACATAACTCCCTATTGCATTCGGGTTTACCAGCGCTTAAAATCATGGGGGAGTGTGTGGGAGCCGGGAGAACTGAAACCCAAACGCGCGCTGATCTATTCGGGTGCCCGCCGTCAAATACTGGACTTGTACCCCCTTGGCCTGAAATTCCATGCCCTTCGGTTCAACAGGCGCGGGATAATAAGGGGAAGATGGGAGGATAAAATTAACCAATTGCTAAATATGAGCATACAAGATGATAACACGAACGACCTATAAAACGCGACAAGAGTGGTTACATGCGCGCAACGACACCCCCGTTATCGGAAGTTCCGACGTTGGGACGATTATGGGGCTTAATCCCTATATGACGCCGTACCAGTACTGGCGCGTAAAGAAAATGGAGACCTTGGAGACCGCGGCCGAAGAGGATAACGACAGTATGATCCGCGGGCGCTTCAAGGAGGACGCGATTGCCCGCATGTTCGAGCAGGTGACCGGGGAAAAGATCGTCAAACGATCCGAGCAGATCGAGGTGTACCGCAATGACAAATACCCGCCCTACATGCA